CTCGACGTACCGAATACCAGCATCTCTCATCAGAGCCTTGGCGCGGTAGCACCAGGGGCAGATGGGCAGGGTGTAGATGGTCAGCTCGACGTCATTAGCAAGAGCCCCCAGGTCCTGAGGATGGTTGAGACTCATTGTCCCAAGCCCCCTGCAGGTTCGTAGTTCTCTACGATGTACTCACACTTGACTTCAGAAGTGTTGATGGTCCCGTCGGGGCTGAGTAGCTCCATCTGGCAGATGCCTGGACTGACCTCCATTACTCCGACGACGATGGCGACAAATGTTGTGATCATGGGATTAGTTTGATTGATCTGGAAAATCGCGGGGTCGACTATCTCCCGCGTTGTCTGTTCGGGGGCTGCCTTCGTTACAGGCTGCCGTCTTTTGAAAGGAGACCCGCTTGTATCGCTTGGAGAACGGGTCTGGCATCCAGTGTACCACAACCCAATCAATGGATGGATTGAGTTCGAGGTGGCGCTGAATGGAGTGATTGTGAGCCCCTAGCTGCATGTAACCGTCGTGGGTGGTGCAGCCAGAGGGTGTTTCAACGATGAACATCAAATAACCACTCGAACAATCGTCTCAGGCGCATGAAGAGACTCATGAGCCTTATCAGCCGATCTTGCATTGTACTGGGCAAGCTTAGCAATAATTTCATAGCCCTCCACTCCATCCACATTCTGAAGGTCAGCCTTGAAGCCATCCAGGCCTTGAGGCGTGACGATATGAATGTTTTGCGCTGCTTTCGACACAAAGCCCAGTGCCTCCTCAGAATAGGCGTTAGAACCCACGAGAGAGGCGTTGCGAGAAACGTAGTCAGAAATGACCGTCGCATGGATGTGGCCGCAGAGGATATGAGTGATGTTGATGCCTTTGGCTGCGTACTTGCCGATAATAGCCTGGCACTTCTTCTGGTCGGTAGCATTCACCTGATGGCCATGCACGCCCAGGAAGGTCTCGTTGTGGATTTGAAATACGACCTCGTTTGCGTTGAAGTCATTAAACCTCATGCCTTTGTCATCGGTCGCGTCGAAAACAGCCTGCAGCATGGCGTAAATGGTGTAGTCGTAGCTGTCGGTGGCTACGACGTCAACCCAGCCCAGGTTCTCTTTGGCGCGGGATTCGTTGCCGGTAACACCAAAGCAGTCAACAAAGAAGTCTGCCCGCAGGTCCATCAGGAACTGCTTGTAGAGGTGTACCGCAAGGATGGTAGCCCGTGCACGATTGGTACTCATGGCCAGCAGCTCATCGAGGCGACGATCACTGTTCATGAGGTCGCCACCAAAGAAGACGACAACGCGCTCAACGCCGTATGCTTTTCCGAGCAGCTTTGCCTTTTGCGCTAAAAGCGCCAGACGCTTGGCTGCGACTGTAAAGTCAAATCGATTGGTCGGCAAGTTGACCAGCTCATTAAAGTGGTTGTCACTGAGGTGGACAACCAGCGCAGCGGCGCCAGGATCCAATGGGCCAGTACGGCGAGGACAATCCCCGAGAGCCAGGCCATGATTCTCAAGTTCTGCCAGAATTGCTTCATTGTAGGAAATTACAGCGTTTTCAATCCGTGCATGCTCACGGAAGGCCTTGTCTTTGATGCGGTTGCGGTCTACCAGGGCTTGGTTGGCCTTGGCAAGACGCACATTGGTCTCCACGGTCTCGTAGTCAATCTGAGGCCCATGGACCTCTTGCTTGACATAGGAGCGGAGCTGGTTTGGCTTGGCCAGGTGAGGGTAGCGGGTGTGTAGCGCATTGGCTACTCCCAGATAACTGCCGATCTGTTCATACAGTTCGACAACCTCTTCATTCAAGTGGCTGATTGGGGTCATGCTCATACGATACTCGGGGTGCATCTTTGCCCATTATACCAGCAACATGGCTCAGTACGCCAGCCGTGTCGTCAATGTTAACACTGGGCTGCACGATCTTACGCAACTGCTGCAGGAAGTGAGGCTCGGCCACGGCCACAATCGCCATTACACTGTGGGGGGTTAGGTCTACGAGGCAGTGCTCCTCAAGCTCAAAGATGCGATCACGAAGCCATTGGAGTGGCGGATGATAAAGCTCGCTCATCAGGGGCTTCAACTGCTCCCTGTGCTGAGGCCTGTGGACGTACAGGCGCATCAGTCGATGTTCAGTGATGATTCGGACCTGCTCGTCGCTGCGGGGCTGCCAGGAGCGTTCCGCAACCTCGACGCTGCGATCCCCCCAGTTCTTGACGACATTTACAGCCTCTTTCTCGTCGTGAGCAATAGCACGAGCGACTCTGTCAATGTAGTGGGCCCTGACAGCGTTTGAGGTGATTCCGTCCACTTCCTTCCGCAGTGCCTCCTCCACCTGAGTGACATAGGAGGTATTACTCTTGTCGAGACCTGCCGTCCAGGTGTCTATCACCCAGTCAAGCCAAGGAGTAGCTTCTGAGGCAATGCTCAGAAACGCTTCCGCCCCCTGCTCCCGGCAAACCTCGTCGGGATCCTTGCCCGTGGGAAGTTGAGCGACTGTTACCTGGATTTGCCCGGTCTTAGCCATCGGTCCGGCCGCAACAATGAACTGTTCTGTGGCCTTCCTGCCGCCCTTGTCGCCATCAAAGCAAAGAACGAAGTTGTTGACGCTCTTGGCAAGGCGTTCAAGAACAAACGGCTCCGGAGCCCCTGTGCCCTGCATGGCTACCACATTCGCGATTCCATGCTGCCACAACGCAACCACGTCCAGGTGGCCCTCGACAAAGATCAGAGAGCCCGACATGCGAGCGGCCTCCTTGGCGCGAACCTCGTTAAAAACAAGTGTCTTTTTGTGAAACAAGTCGCTATCTGCGCTGTTCTTGTACTTGGCAGGTTGCTCTTCTTTACTTTTAGTCGCGCGACCAGTCCAACCGACCAGCTCATTGAGATGGTTGAAGATTGGTACAGTGATGCGTCCGCCAAAGTAGCCGGTGGGGGCGAAGCCCAGGCCAAACTCAATGGCGGTTTCCTGTTCGATCTTCCTGCTTTTCAGGATTTGACGGATTCTATTGGCCCTGTGACTGTGTAGATTTTGCTTGTACTCAGCCTGGCTAGTCTTCAGTCGCTCCAGCGCCTTGGCTCGCTCCTGTTTCCACTTGGCCCGCAGCTCGGGGCTAATTCCATCTGTCTCCAGCTCGACTCCAAGAATACTGGCTGCCAGGTTCGCGGCATCGACGAAATCAAGGCCTTTGCGCCTCCGGGTGTACGCAATGACATCACCACCTTCTCGACAGACGTGACAAAAGCAAAAGCCCTTGTCATCGTTGATCGTCAGAGAGGGATTGGTGTCCTCGTGCCAAATGCACTGAGTCACGAACTCGTGCCCAACCCGCTTCAGCTTTGCCCCTAGCTGTTCAATAGCCTTTGAGATGGGGGCTGATTTTAGTTTCTCAAGCGAAGCGGGGAGAATTGCCATGTAGTGGGGGCGACTCCCCACATCATACCATCAGAAGAGGGAGCCCTGCAACCTTCCGTTTCCGACCTCGGTCCAGCCGTCAACTAGATCAATCTCGTCCTCGGCCCAGTCTGTAGCACTGCATCCAGCGGCTTCGAGGAACTCGTTGATGCGCTCCTTTGGGATCACGTTGCCGTTGCCACTTAAATAGACTTCTAGGGAGTTAAGCACGTCGGGGGCGTCGATGCGATCCATGGCGTCCTCTGCGGCCTGCATGTACACCTTAGCGAAATCGATCTCGCTGGGTTCGAGCGGGTCAGTGGGTCGGGCCTGTTCCTTCAGCTCCAGCGGTGGCCCGGAACAGACCTTGCGAACCTCCAGCCACTCTTCTTTCGTGATCTCAAGAGCTTCAGCGACCTCCAGATCTGTTGAACCTCGGTACAGCATTTTGCGCCCTTTGACCCACCGCTCGCGCATCTTGTGACTCAAGCGGACTGCGTACGTCCTGTCCCGAACCCAATGCAAAAGCTCTCCCCTGATCGTAGGCACAGCGAGAGAGCTGAACTTCATCGATTTCCCCGTCACCGGGTGCGGGCGAGTGGGATCGTATCGATGAGCAGCCTTGCAGAGACCTTCAAAGGCTACAGATTCCAGGGTATGATATTCAATTCCAGTGGTCCTCTGGATTCTCCACGCTTCCCTCCGCGCCAAATTCAAGTTATCGACAGCTAGCTTCTGCTGCTCTTTGGTCATCGTAAACTTGGTCGGTTTGCGTGCCACAGAGCTGTTAAAATGCTGATCTCATTCTACCAGGCGCGGTAATGCTCAGCATTGGGCAAGGCCCTGTCACCACGTCCCCAGGTCACGGTTGTCATTGACGGCGCGCTTCGCTGGCTGCAGTAGTTAATGGCCATCGTCAGGGCGTCAACCATGTCATCATTCTTGGAAGCAGGAAACAAGGCGAACTCATTCAGGAACGCATCCAGCCAGGCGGCGCTGGTAGGCAAATAGACATTACCAGCCTCAACGAGAGGCACGACGCCCGAAGCGCGGGACACCTTGGACTTCTCGGGCTTGAAGCCGATCAGGCCAGGCACCTTCTTCTGCATCATCTGATAGACAGCGTAACCAGACGCAGCAAGTTCGATCACGGTCCCGGAAAGGGAATGCCTCTTATAAAGCCTGCTGATCATGGCCATCGTGCCCACTACATCCAGCTTTTCCCTGACAAGGTCGAGGACGTAGAATTGGCTTCCCGCCTGTCCAACGACAGCGCCCACCACGTAGTCACTCTTCTTGGCATCGGTAAAGGTACAGTCAACCGAAAGCATGACACGCTGAAACTCCGGCATAGGTGTATCCCAATCGTAATACTGCCACCAGCTAGGGTCAAACATATTACCACCTTCAGGAGCTGGTCGCTGCTGGTAGAGGGAGGCAAAGTCCCGGGAGCCAACTGCCTCTCTGATGCGCTCCAAAGCGTCCATGTCGTAACGCTGGGGGCACAGCGCCTCGCCAACCTCTTCGCGCCAGTCAGGCACCGTCTCGCAGTGCTGAGGAAGTATTGGGCGATCATCCTGGTCTTCATAGAGGGCTGGCAGGTCGACGATCGTCCAGTTCTCTCGGCCTTTCTCTGACACATTGTGCTCATTCTCCAGGAGTTGTCCGATCATATCGTTTTCCGACCATCTGGTTTGAATAACCACAATCGCGCCCACATGGGGCTCCAGACGGGTGTACAGAGTGGAGGTGTACCAGTCGTTGAGCTTCTCCATCATGCGGTCCGACTCCGCGTCCTCTCGGTTCTTGACAGGGTCATCGATGATGAGTAGATGGCCAGAGCGACCAGTGACGGCACCGCCCACACCGGCAGCCCAGAGTCCACCACCTCCCTCAGTTCCCCAAGCGTTAACGGCCTTTGAGGATTCATTCAGTAGCCCGCCGCCGTCCCTATAGAAGTCACGGGCCTTCCTTGAGAATCCCTCTGCAAGTTCGGCAGAGTAGGAAGAAATGCCGACGTAACGCTCAGGGTGAGCCAGGAGGTAAGCAGCAGGCAGAAGCTGCGAAGCAAGAAGCGATTTTCCATGTCTCGGTGGGACCTGGAGGATGAGGCGGTTGCATTTGCCATCAATGACTTTTTGAAGTTGTTCAATTACGGTTGCGTGAAACTTGTAGAACTTGTAAGAAGGCATGACCTTCTTGATAAACTTCCAAAGAACGACTCGTTCGGCATTTTTGGCCGTCTTCTTTTTCTTGACCTCTTTGAGTAGGTCCTGACCTGAAGCGGCGTACTCCAGGTAATCATTGCCTAGTTTTATCGACATTATTCGTCAAGCGGGATGTCGTAAGCTTCGTCTTCTTCTTCGTTCAACACCTCGACCTGGACCTCCTCCAGCTCCTGCTCCACAACAGTCATCAGCTGCCCCACGCCCAGAGCCGTAGCCCATGACTGCCGGCCGGAATCGGAGATGTTGGCCGCGGCCCGCATCAAGCCGCTAATCAAGCCCATTGGGATGTCTTCGCCCTCCGCTTCTGCCTTAATGATCCTTTTCTGGATAATATTCATCAGATCGGCTGATGTTTCCATCATCATCTTTGCCTGCTCTTCGTTCGCCTTGCGGTACTCCTCGATGGAATCCCGCTGACGCTTCCGCTCAAGCTTGTTGGCCTCTCGTATGGTCAGGGCCATCTGCTTGGTGTCCCAGGAGGCTGCGCGGCGCTCCCACTCGTACTTCTTCGCCCACTTGGATAGGGTGACCGCACTAACCCCAACCTCGTCTGAAACGTCCGAAAAGCTGCGCTTGCCGTGCAGGAAGCACTGGAAGGCGTTGAACTGATCGTTGTTCTCATGCTGACCAGCTGCATAGACATGGTACCCCCGCTGGAACTCCCAGATATTGCGGTCCCGCTTCACCTCTGGCTTCCATTCTTTGAAATCGCCTGCCACAACTAGAATCTCTCTAGGACTGGCATAGTATGCCGAGGCATGAAAAAAGGGGCCCGAAGGCCCCGATATCAGGTGAAGAAAGCTTCGTAGGTACTTGGTAGCTGCTCCTCAAGAATGTCCTTGATTCTATTGGCGATCAGCCGGTGTTCAAGCTGGGTCTCGATGCCGCAGCGGATTTGGCAGAAATGCAAAAATGACCGGACAGTCCCAGACATATATAATTTGGTCGGCGTTCCGAGGGGCAAAATGGAGCGGGCACATTCCTTTGCGACACCTTTGCTGAGCAGATACTCGTAATAGTCGAAGGTGTTGTGGTAGATCTGCTGGATCTGTCTGTCCATCAGCGCAACCATCTCAGGATCCAGGTCGTCGTGGGACGCCTGCTTATTCTTGAGGTCCTGCGAGCGCAAATGAGGCAGGCCAACAGTACCGAGCTGGTCAACAGAGCTGTAACGCTGCGAGAACTCCTGAAAAGAGAACGAACGATGGCGCAAGATCTGGGCTGCGATTGCTCGAGTGGTCTCGACCTCGACCTGCATTGACGCCATCTCAAATGGACTCCAGTGCTTGTGCTTGATCAGGTATTTGATCAGACGTGGAGCCGTTTCCATGTTGTTCTGATTGGACGGGTTTGATACCCGAGCCATGTAGACGATCTGCTCCTCGGCGTCAGGAGTAATTGAAACGAGCTTGGCGGAATGGACTTCTCTGTTCATGGTTCGCGGCGAGGGTTGAGGTTGACTTTTTTAATTCTATCACACGAGGCCAGGATGTCCTGAAGGGCGACCTCAAGTTCACGGGCCTGCCCTCCAAGGGTTCTGGTGTCAAATTCGACGATCCAGCGCCACCAGTGGTCTCGGTAGAAGACTCGTATCGATGGCTCAGAACACATCCTCGTCAGCTGGCTCATTAGGTGCCTCCTTTTGGGTCTCTTCAAGACTAACACGGTTATACCAACCTGGGTAGTCAAGACTAAGGATCCGCGGCTCACGATTGGGCCACTCGCCAGACTTCTCGCATTCTGCGTAAATCTTCAGGGCCTTCTCACATTTGTACATACCTTCAGCCATCATATCTGGTGTAACCTCAAAAAGGTCCACCGTATATGGCGCCTTGCGTTCAATGGCGGCAAAGATGAACTTGAACTCCTTGCCAAAAGCTACCTCCGCAGCCTTGGCGTAATACGCAGCCTGGAAGTCGTAACCTAGTCCGACCACCTTCTTGGCGAACAGCTCGGGATCGACCGTGTCAGTTGTCTTGAGGTCAAGTACAATACCCTCTTGAACCAGGATGCTATCCAGGCGGGCCTTGCAGCGCACTCCCATCCAGTCCCAGTAGATGGAGACCTCATTGCGCTTGATGTACTCTGCATCGGTTCCTGAGTACCACTCAAGGCGCCTCAGGGACTCAGCCATGCCCTGCACGCTGCCCCAGGGGTCGTCCTTGCCCCCAGTTCCCAAGATCTTCTTCCGTCCTACGCTGGCTTTCCACTCCCTCCCTTCCTTTGTCGTCAGCTTGATGTCGTCAGGCTTCTTCACGTAGGCGCCATTAAAGGCCTCTTCGCCGTCCAGGACGAGGCAGTGGGCCGCTGTACCCATCTCCATGGCAGGGGTAGGGATAAGCCTGAACTTCAGGGCTGCTTGATAATGGGCAGGACTGTCTAGAATCTTCTTCAGGCTTGACTGATTCACCCCAGGCTCCTTCCTGTAAGCAAAGTCACTCTGGTTGTAGGCGATTTCAGCAGTCACGGGTAGCAAAGCATATACACCATTCTATCAGAACGGCAACTCCTCCTGTTCCTCGCCAATCGGAATAATCCTGACGTACCAGGTGCTTTGCTCCTTCTTGCACTTCGTCCAACGGACAGACAGCTCGGGGATGATGCTGATTCGATCGTCTTCCCAGAGCACGGTGTTGACCGTGTCGAAGAATGCTCCAACCACGTTATCGATGTCGGCTCGCCCCTCGCCGTGCAGTTCCATCTCAACACGAAGGGGCCCCTTCAGAGGAGGCCCGTCGTATTGCTCCTTAACCTTGGCCAGAAGCTGCTTTTGGTTGTCTTTATAGGACTTTGGCATGAAGGTCCCCCTAGAGGTCACCCTCGGCCTGGCCTTGCTGAACAGTGGATGAAAGATCTCAAGGGTGATCATCAACAATCTCAGCAACCACCGCTATGGTACCAAGCCCCGCTACTGACAGCCCTAAGAACTGAAGCAGCGAGACTATAGCCAGGGAGGAGAAGCAGATCACTTCTCACAACGCCCGTCTTTCAGCACGCAGGTAGAGCCATCCTTCTTGACGCCAAGAACAAAGCCCCTCTTTTCGATGGTGCTAACGATCTCGTCCTCTGAGAACTGTTCAAGATCCTTGCGCTTGAGAACCTCGTGAACTTCTTCGTCAGACAGCTCTATAGGCCCCAGGGAAGGGTCCCACATGTAGTCCTCGTCAGAGTCCCAGAAGTCTGCCCAGTCGCTGGCCTGAGCCTCGGTGACCCGATTAGCAGTGCCCTCAAGAAAGGTCGACGTCTCTGTGCGAACAGGCTCGAAACCGGTCAGATTGAATACCGGCACGTCCTCGGAAGAGTCGAAAGGCACTGGCCAAGCCTCATCCAGATCAACCGATTGACCGTAATACGTCAGGATCTCGTCGTACACGCCTTCCTCGTCGGGCACATAGGAGCCGCTAGGAGCGTCAAGAGACGCAATCTCCCTCTCTATGTACCAAATAGCCTTTTTCAGCCCTTCACGGGGATCCTCGCCGGGCTTGCGGCCATTGCGGCTCAGGTACTTCAAGGCGTTGCCGAGGCGGTAGTTGAGGTTCCAGTCTTCGATGACGGCAATCGGCTCAAACTGCCGGTCGCCTTTGTAGTGGTCTGGATTCACGTTGTCGTAGGTCATGGGGTCTCCTTAGGAAAGTTTAATGTTGCGGGCGTCAAAGCAGGTCTTAGTCCTGCTGGTCCCTCTGTTCAGCCTAACAGAGCAATGGCGTTTTGTCGAGTCAGTGACAGTACCTTTTTCCCAGCCAGCACCCATGTAGATGCTGACGGGAGTGCCCTTGCGAAGGATTGGCATGGGAGTTGGTGACTTTGAGAGTCGCTTCTGTTCGGTTTCCTTCATCGGCCCATCCTGTGTGACTCGTTCAAAATTATCGCCTTGCCGTACTCATTCCAGGCTGCGACGGCCTGTTCCCAGTTGAGACCGGAGGCGACCGTCTTGCGA